AAGAAAGAACAGCAGTCCGATGCGGCTTTGATGGCCGGCATGGGGACGCAATGGTCGCGTGATCTGGAGTTCGGAGAAGACCGGGCTAACTGATGCTCACGCAGTCGTGGGACACGAGCTGCATCGACTGGGAAACGCGGATCCTCGAGGGCCGATCGCTGGTGCCCGATCTGCCGTTGTTTCCCGAAGAGGCGGCGAAGGCGCTGCGGGTGTTCAAGCGGCTGCGGCTGCCGGATGTGATCGGCACGCCGACGCTGGGCGAGGTGTGCGGCGAGTGGTTCTACCCGATCGTTGCCGCGCTGTTCGGGTCATACGATCGCGAGACCAATACCCGGCATATCTCGGAAGTCTTCCAGCTCATTCCGAAAGGCAACAGCAAGTCGTCGAACGGCGGCGCCGTGATGTTGACGGCGATGATCGTCAATCGTCGGCCAGAAGCTGAGTTTCTATTTATCGCACCGACGATGGAAATAGCGTCGATCGCCTACAAGCAGGCGCGTGGCACGATCCGGCTCGATGCTGAGCTCTCCAAGGTGTTCCAGGTTCAGGACCACATTCGCAAGATCACACATCGGCAGTCCGGTGCGACGCTGCAGATCAAGGCGGCGGACACCGACGTCATCACCGGGAGCAAGGCAACCGGGACGATGATCGACGAAACCCATGTGTTCGCGAAGAAGAGCAATGCGGCGGATGTCTTCATCGAGTTGCGCGGTGCGCTGACCAAGCGGCCGGACGGGTTCCTGTTTCAAGTGACGACGCAGAGCAAGCAGACGCCGAGCGGCGTGTTTGCGTCCGAGCTGGCGATGGCGCGCGCGGTGCGTGACGGCAAGACGCGCATGCCGCTGCTGCCGGTGCTGTACGAGTTGCCGGACCGGTATGCGCGCGATGATGGCTGGAAGGACCGGCGCTATTGGCCACTGGTCAACCCGAACCTGGGGCTTTCGACCAACGAGGACTTTCTCGCGCGCGAGGTGTTGCGGGCCGAGGCGGATGGCCCGGCTGCGCTGGCGCTGATCGCCAGCCAGCATTTCAATGTGCAGATCGGCATGAGCCTGCGGGCCGATGGCTGGGCCGGTGCGAACTACTGGAACCGGGGCGTCGAGGCGGGCCTGACGCTGGATGCGGTGCTGGAGCGCTCGGAGGCGGCGGTTGTCGGCATCGATGGCGGTGGACTGGACGATCTGCTCGGCATTGCGGTGGTCGGGCGCGAGAAGGATAGCAAGCGGCATCTGGCCTGGACGCATGCGCTCATCTCGCCGGAAGGGCTCGAGCGGCGCAAGGCCAACACCGGGTTTTACGAGAAGTTCCAGGCCGATGGCGACCTGACGGTGGTCGAGGAACTGCCGGACGACATCAGCTATGTGACCGACATCGTCGAGAAGGTGAAGGCGTCGAAGAAGCTCGCCGGTGTCGGTGTCGACGCGATCGGGATCGGCGGAATTGTTGACGCCTTGGCGCGCATCGGTGTCACGCAGGAGAACAACCTGCTGGCCGGTGTGCGGCAGGGCATCTCGCTGATGGGTGCGATCAAGACGGTTGAGCGCAAACTGGTCGACGGCTCGTTCAAGCATGGCGGCCAGGCGCTGATGCAATGGTGCGCCGGCAATGCGCGCATCGTGCCGACGCCGACCGGCATGCGCATCGCGCGCGACGACAGCGGCTTCGGCAAGATCGATCCGCTGATGGCTTTGTTCAATGCGGCGGCGCTTCTGGCGCTCAATCCTGGGCCGAAGAGTCAGCCGCGGGTCGAACTGTTTTTCACCTGATGAGGGTGGGCTAAATCCCCCGCTCTGTCCGCCCTCATTCGAGGGACGGACGGTGCTTACTTCCCGCCGTCCGTCCTTTCAAAACGCCGCTGAGGTAAATCCCATGCTCAACCGGGCTTACAGCCTGCTTGAAATCAAGCGGGTGGACGAAGACGCGCGCACGATTACCGGCATGGCGACGACGCCGACGGCTGACCGCATGAACGACGTCGTCGAACCGATGGGTGCGCAGTTCAATCTGCCGATCCCGTTACTGTGGCAGCATCGCAGCGATGAGCCGATCGGTCATGTGACGCATGCCAAGGTCACCAAGGCCGGCATCGAGATCGTTGCGCAGATCGCCAAGGGCGTGACCGCCGAGATCGACCGTGCCTGGTCATTGATCAAGGCGGGCCTCGTCCCCGGTCTTTCGATCGGCTTCAAGTCGCTCGAGCACGAGATCATTCCCGCAACGAAGGGCATTCGCTTCAAGAAATGGGATTGGCTCGAGCTATCGGCCGTGACCATTCCGGCGAACAGCACCGCCACGATCACCACCATCCGTTCTCTCGACACCGCGCAGCGGGCCGCGTCAGGCCAGCAAGCTCGCGGTGCCGTGTCTCTCAACCCACCGGGCGCCTCCGGACGATCTCAACCGATTGCCCTGGAGGGCACCAAAATGAAAACGATAGCCGAACAAATAAGCGCGCTTGAAAACAAGCGTGCGGCCAGTGCTGCGCGTCAAGAAGCCGTGATGCAGAAGAGCCTCGACGATGATCGGACCACCGATGCGGCCGAGGCAGAAGAGATCGACACCCTCGATCAGGAGATCAAGTCGATCGACGCGGACCTGGTGCGGCTGCGCCAGATCGAGAAGAACAAGGCGGTGGAGGCCAAGCCGGTGGCCAAGGCCGAGACGGCTCACGAGGGATCTCTCGCGCGCGGCGGCCTGACCGTCTGGGCGCAACCGATGGCCAAGAAGATCCCGCCGCAGGATTATGTGTTGCGCTCGCTGGTGTGCAAACTCAAGGCGCACTTCACCAAGCAGTCGCCATACGACGTGATGAAGCAGGAATACGGCGACGACGAACCGACGCGGGCGGTTCTCAACGTGATCACGCGCGCGGCGACGGTGCCGGCCGACACCGTGACCTCGGGATGGGCCAGCCAGCTCGTCAACACTTCGATCACGGAATTCTTTGCCGCACTGATGCCGAACTCGGTTTATCCGGCACTGGCATCGCGTGGCGGGAAATTCTCGTTCGGCAGCGCGGGCATCGTGTCGATGCCGACGCGGGCGAGCACACCGACGATTGCCGGCAGCTTCGTTGCGCAAGGCGCGGCGATCCCGGTGCGGCAAGGCGCATTCTCGGCCATCACGTTCACGCCGAAAAAGATGGCGGTGATCAGCGTTTTCACGCGCGACATCGCGGAGCACTCGACGCCCGCGATCGAAGGGCTGATCCGCCAAGCCATCATCGAGGACACCGCGGTTGCGATCGACTCGGTGCTGCTCGATGCGACGGCGGCCACGACCACCCGACCGGCCGGCTTGAAGGCAGGCGTTAGCGCCACCACGGCAACCGCGGCCGGTGGCATCAACGCGCTGATCGGCGATATCCGCGGGCTGACCGGGGCGCTGATCACCGGCACCAACGGTAATCTGCGCTCGCCGGTGTGGATCATGAACCCGGCCGATGTACTGGCGGCCTCGTTGCTGCCGGCTACGGCGGGCGGCGGCGAATTCCCGTTCAAGGCAGAGCTGACGGGGGGAACGTTGCAAGGCATGCCGGTCATCTCGAGCAGCAACGTCACGGCTGACACAATGCTGCTGGTCGACGCTGCGGACTTCGTGTCCGTGACTGGTGACACGCCGCGCTTCGACGTGTCCGACCAGGCGACGATCCACATGGAGGACACGACGCCGCTGGCGATCTCGACTGTTGGTTCGCCGGCTACTGTTGCCGCGCCCGTGCGTTCACTCTGGCAGACCGACTGCATCGGCGTTCGCATGTTGCTCGATCTGAACTGGGGTCTGCGTCGGACAGGCGTCGTTGCCTGGACCCAGACGATGACCTGGAACTGATCCTCCAAGCGAAAGCAGGCCGCGCCAATGCGGCTTGCTGTTTTTTCTCATTGAAACAGGAGGCCATCAACATGGCTAAGGAACTTCGCAAGACCAAAGACAGTCCCGACGTCAATGCAATGCTGCAGGAGCAACGCGAGGAACGCGCCATTGCAAACGAGGAAGCAATGGAGCGGATGGACTCGGCGCAGCCGACGCCGACGCAGGAGGAAAACGATCTCGCCAAACTCGGCATTCAAGTCGACGAGAAGGAGCCCGATGGCAGCGGCCCGACCGTCATCAGAAAAACGGTCGTGGCCAATGTGCCGCTTGGCTACGACACCAAGTCGATGCTGGCCAAGGAGCCGGATGAGAACCGAGCGTCGTACTCGAGGCCCAAAGCGGAACCCAAAACGTAAACAGCGACAACCGGCGGGGATTGAACCATGCCTCGTATCGTCGTTTCAGCGACAATCCCCGCCGGCCAATCAATCTCCAGCGCGGTCGATCTATCGGCCGGTGACGCGTCTTTCTGTCATATGCCGTCTGGCTGGACGCCTGCCCTGCTCTCGTTTCTCATTTCCTACGACGGCAATACGTTTGGCGATCTTGTCGACCGAACCGCCCGTGAAATTACGCTTAATGTCATACCGGGGACGGTGATCCAGGCGGTGATGCTTCCTGCGCGCGCCGGCTGGCTGAAATTCCGCTCCGGCTCTCGCTTCGGCCCGGTGATCCAGACAGTCAGTCGAACTTTCACCATCATAGGCGATACGAGCCAGGCGACGCTGCTCGATCATCACCGGACTGAGGAAACGGCTTGATGCGCATCCTCGGCGTGCCGATTCCGTTCACTGGTGAAAACCAGAAGGGACTCAGCTCGGTGCCGTACAGCAGCAGCCACAATTGGTATCCGATCATTCAAGAGTCGTTTCCCGGCGCATGGCAGCGCAACATCGAGATCAACACCGACACCGCAGCGTCGTTTCATGCGGACTTCGCGTGCAAAACATTGATCGCACGCGATATCGCCAAACTGCGCGTCAAGCTGGTCGAGAAGGACGCTAACGACATCTGGTCGGAGACGACCAACCCGGCATTCAGTCCGGTGCTGCGTCGGCCAAACGACTATCAAACGCGCAACCAGTTCTGGGAATGCTGGGTGCTGTCGAAACTATCGCGGGGCAATACCTACGTGCTCAAGGTGCGCGACAACCGCAACGTGGTGACCGCGCTGCACGTGCTCGATCCGACGCGGGTGCAAGTGCTGGTCGCCGACGATGGCAGCGTGTTCTATCGTATCAGCAGAGACAATCTGGCCGGCACCAATGAAATCACTGTTCCGGCGCGCGAGATCATCCACGACCGAATGAACTGCCTGTTTCATCCGCTGTGCGGGACACCGCCGGTGTTTGCGTCAGGGCTGGCCAGCATGCTCGGCCTCAATGCCCAGAAAGCATCGGCGTTGCTGTTTGAGAATTCGTCGACGCCTGGTGGAATCATCACGGCGCCCGGCGAGGTTAGTCCGGAGGAGCGGCAGCGCGTCAAGGAAGAATGGGAAGCGCGCTTTTCGCGGATCAATCTCGGTCGTGTTGCCGTGCTGTCCGGCGGCGCGAAATACGAAAAACTGCCGATGACCAACGTCGAAGTGCAGATGATCGAGAACCTCAAATGGTCGGCCGAGGTGGTCTGTTCGGTCTATCACGTCCCGCCGTACAAGGTCGGCGTCGGTGCGCTGCCGAGCTATAATAACGTCCAGAGTTTAAACGTTGAATACTTCAGCCAGGCGCTCCAGGCTTTAATAGAGGAAGCGGAGGAGTTGCTCGACCACTCGCTCGGCATCGGATGGGGCGTTGGACTCGGCACGGAGTTTGATACCGATAACCTGTTGCGCATGGATAGCGTGACGCAGATGGATGTGCTGCAAAAATCTTCCGGCATCCTTTCACCAAACGAACAGCGCAAGAAACTTGATCTTGTGCCCAAAAAGGGCGGCGACAGTCCGATGCTTCAACAGCAGGACTTTAGCCTTGAGGCTTTGGCCAAGCGCGATGCGCAGGAAGATCCGTTCAAGCCGAACACACCGGCGTCAGCGCCATCAATGCCCGCGCCGGCCAACGACGACAACGCCGACGAACCAACGGACGACGAGAAACTTGCCGCGATCAAGAACATCGCGACCTGGGGCAGCAAGTCGATGCTGCTGCATTGAGGGCATGACATGGATCATCGTGTCGTCACAGCCCTGCTGGAAGGCATCATCCCGCAGGTCAAAGAATATTCGGATCGACAGGTCGCACCGATCAAGGGTGAGCTTGAGAAGCTGGGCTTCCGTCTCGTCGAGCTCGAGACGCGGCAGCCCGAGCGCGGCGCGAAGGGCGACTGCGGCCCACCACCAACCATCGAGCAGGTCACCGAGGTGATCCGCACGCTGCACGTCGACGCGATCGTCCGCGACGCACTGATGGCGGAAAGCCACAAGGGCGGCATAGACGTGCTGGCACCGCAGGATGTCGTGGCGGAAATGGCCAACGCGACGGCGATGCTGGCCGAGCCGTTCACCGGCCGCACGGCGGGTGCCGAGAAGCAATTCGCCCGACCGCGCAGTTTCCGCTTCGAGCGCGATGCCGAGAACCGCATCGTCGCGGCGTTCGAGGAATAGCGATGCAGATCAATCTATCCGACGAAGCGCGCAACGCGATGGTCGGCGAGGTGACAACGCTGATCGATGGCGAGCGCGGCAACGGCCGGATCGAACTGCTGTCGTCATCCGGCATGGTGCTCGCCTCGCTGCAATGCTCCAAGCCCTGCGCCGCACCGCCCGTGAATGGCGCCGTCACATTCAACACCATCGCCGAAGATCCGTCCGCCAAGGCATCGGGCACCGCCGTCAAGGCGCGTATCGTCGATGCGGTTGGTGGCGTGGTGTTCGAGTGCGACGTGAGTGACAGCAAAGGCGACGCCGTCATCCGCCTGAACAGCAACCGGATCGTGGCCGGCGGTCCCGTACGCATCAGGGAATTCGTTCTGGTCATGCCGGCTTAAAACAGGAGAAATAACCATGTCGATCGCTGATGCGACTGAGAATTCAATCCTAAATTTGGTCTTCTCCGCCACGACTTGGGCGAACTATGCGATCAATGCATCGTCGTCGCCCGAAACGAATATCCACGTCGGGCTGCATACCGCAGACCCGACCGACAGCGGCACGATGTCGTCGAGCGAGACGACATACACCTCATATGCTCGCGTCAACGTCGCGCGCTCGACCGGCTGGAGCACGGCAACGACCGGCAGCGTCAGCCCGGCGGCGAACATCGACTTCCCGGCCGGCACGGGTGGCAGCGGCACCATCAATTTCTTTAGCACCGGCAAGACCGGCGGCGGCACCACGGCGATCCTGTGGAGCGGTGGCGTGTCGCCGACTATAGCCGCTGGTAACGGGGTGACGCCTAGACTCACAACTGCGACATCGATAAGTTTGGATTAGATATCAATGGGTTACATTACGTTCGCAGACAACAATGGTCTTGCTTTTGATGGGCCTTATGTGTCAATGTTTGGTCTCTCCGCTGGAGACCAGACAATGGCTGGCAAGTCTAGAAGGCCGGTGTCGGACCAGAAGATCATTGCCGATTATGAAAGGCTGCAATCAGCCGCGCAGGTAGCTGCGCTGTATGGGATTTCAGACCAGACGGTATACTACGTGCTTGGAGCGCATGGCATTAAAACGCTATCGCACGCGGAAAAGCGACAAAGCCGTGTCTCTGATGATGAGATTGTTGCTCTCTACCAGAAGACAGGCAGTGGCATTGAAGTTGCCAAGCGACTTGGTGTGAATGACAAGACTGTGTATGGCGCGCTTGCCAAGCACGGTGTGGCAATCGACAAATCGAGACTGTTTAGGGACGAGAAGCTTCGAAACGAGTTGATACAACTCTATCAGGAGGGACGTTCTGCACAATCGTTGGCAGAGCAGTTTAGTTGTTCGGTGTGGACCGTGAGCCATGCATTGTTGAAAGCAGGAGTAGAAACCCGAAAGAAGCCGCGAATTACCGATGATGAGATTAAGGAGGCAAGACGTTTATACCAATCTGGTATGACCTTTAAGCAGACTGCGAAGGCACTTGGTCGGTCTGAAAGACAGATAACGTCTGCTTTGAATAGATACAATCCAGATATCATACGCTCCGGTTTGGTTGGTCCCGGCAGTCCGCATTGGCGTGGTGGGAAGACCCACGATGGTCAAGGATATGTTTGGGTGTGGCTCGATAAAGACGACCCGATGGCGTCGATGCGAGTCAAAAATGGTCGTAACGGGAATATGATGTACGTGCTTGAGCATCGCCTCGTGATGGCGCGCAAGCTCGGCCGTCCATTGCGGCGAACCGAAACTGTTCATCACATTGACGGCAACCATCAGAACAATGCGCCGGACAATCTGCAACTGAGGCAAGGCAGGCACGGTAAGCACGTCGCGATGTGCTGTCTCGATTGCGGTTCGCACAATATTGGACACGTTTGTCTGGCGAGTTGATGTACCACTCGCGCGAGCTGGTTGCCTGCCTGGAGGCGGTGGATGTCGAGGGCATGCGCCGGCTGTGGGGCAAGGTGGCGCCGCAGTTCGCGCAGCACGACGACGCCGGCATGGTTGCGGCGATCCATCTGGCGCGCACCAAGTCGGAGCTCGTGCGCTTCAACCTGCGCGCCTGGTCGCATGCCTGGCTGATCGATCACGGCTATCCGTCGCTGCTCCCGGATGAGTTGCGCCCGCGGGCACAGCGCATCTATCCGGTGATCGCGTCGGGTGTCGGCATCTCGGTCAATTCGCGACACCTGGAAGTCAAATCGGCCGTCACGCTGGCGATGACCAACGCGGTGCTCGAGGCCGAGGCGGATGGGCGGCTGACCGATGCGCCGTTCGTCAAGGCGCGCATGCACGAGGCGCGAGCGTATGCGGTGAAGAAACTGTTCGGCAGATAGCCATCCATGGGCATTGTCGAGGACATCGCCGCGATTCGCGCCAGCCGGAAAGACGAGCGCGCGCAGACGCTGGAGATCTACGCGCTGAAGACCAACGCGCTGCTCGGCGTGATCGAGCGGGGCAAGAGCGTTGAACACAAGGGCTGCACCTTCCGCATCAACGACGCGCGCATGGTTGGCGAGGGACGGCTGTTCCTCGACGTGACCTTCGCGCGCGGGCCGACTGAGGTCACCCACCAGATCATCATCACCAACCCGCCCGTGTTGCCGCGCGAGAGGACCGGCAACGAGCAGGACGATCTGCGAACCGCGATCAGCGAAATGCTGGAAGGGTTCGTCTGATGGGGACAATCTATATTGTCTACAGCAGCACGGCAGATGCCTCTGCTGCGGGTACGACTAGCACAACTTATTCAACTGCTCGTGCCGCCACAAATGCGACTAATACGACGAATACGACTTCAGCAGTTTCTAACTCAATATCCGGTGCCAATTATTCATGTAACCAAGCATTTTTGGTTTTTGATACATCGGCGGTTCCAACAGGTGGGGGAACCGGGTTTTTCTCGCTCAATGTCGTCACGTTTTTAGGCAATCATAACGCCGACACCGTTCGTTTTCGTCAGGTTTCGTCGGTCGCCAACAAGATCGCTGGCGCATCGCTGTCTGCTCAGACGCCGATTTTGTGTGATCCCGGCACGTTTCCAACCGGGACAGGTGTTTATACTGCCAGCATACCAAGCATCTATGCGTTTCCGAGATCAGCGACGGTCAATGTCGTTGCTCATACAGTTGGTGAGCAAAACGGCACCGTTCCGACAGGGCTAACCAGATTTGACTGCAATCTAGCTGACGTTACCGGTACCACTAACGACCCGTACATTCAGCTCGATACGACAGGACTGCTCTGGGAATTCGTCGGCGTCTCCAACGAAGTCGCAGTCGCCACCACCGCGCATGCACTGGTCACCACCGGCATCAGCGGTACCCTGCAAGCGGGCGATCTGCTGGTCGCCTGCATCACGTCGCGTATCGCATCGACCACGTCGGTCACGCTGCCAACCGGCGGTGAGTGGACGCTGGTCGCAGAGCAGAAGAACAACAACACCCTAACCACCAGCTCTGCCCTGCCTTCGGGGTTGATGGCCTACTGCGTTCGGGGTGCGTCCAACCCGAACCTGACGTTTACCCATCCGGTTGCTCCAAGTCAGGCGCAGGGGCGGATCGTCGCCTATCGAAACGTCAACACGTCCTCGCCGAAGGACACGCAGACTAGTTTCACCACAGCCACCGGTACTACGGCGGTCACCGGCACCGGGCTGACGACCACGCAGATCGAAGACCTGATTGTCGCAATGGCGTGCGGCGGGCAGGAGGCTGCTTGGTCCGCGTTCAACGCGACTGATCCGGCTGGAGCGTCGGGTGCGACGGTCACCACCGCGCCGACGACGACATGGTCCGAGCGCGCCGACAGTCTCGTCACAACGGGTGCCGACGGTTCGCTCGCGATCTTCGATGCCGTCAAGCTGACCAGTGGCGCGACCGGCAACCTCACCGCGACGGCGTCCGTTTCGGCCGGACATGTCGTCATCGCTGGCGCGTTCAAGATCTACGCACCGCCGGCCGGCGACGGTGTTGGCGACGCTGACGGTGTTGGTGCTGCGTCAGCCACAGGCGCATCAATTGCGACGGGCAATGCCAGCACGGCGACCGGCACCGGTTCGGCGAGTGCCACCGGGACCGGCATCAAGTCTGCGGATGCAAGCACCGCGGCGGGCGTCGGTACTGCGGCGGCTACCGGATCATCGATCACGATCCTTGAGGGTGTAGGAACTGCGGCAGGTATAGGCGCGGCGTCCGCGACCGGGGTTGCGGTTGGCGCGGGAGTCGGTACGGCCGCCGGGATAGGCGCCGCATCGGCGACAGGCGCAGCGATTGGCGCGGGTGCCGGTAGTGCGGCTGGCATCGGTGCTGCAACTGCGACAGGCGTCACGATCGGTGCAGGCGTAGGCACAGCCGCCGGCATTGGCGCAGCGACTGCTACGGGCAGCACAGCCACGGCTGTCGTCTCGGGCGACGGGACGAGCGCAGGCACGGGCGCGGCGAGCGCGACCGGTACCGCCGTCATGCCCTCGGCGGGCACGGCGGCCGGCACGAGTACGGCGTCAGGCGTCGGGCGCGGGACTAGTGCGAGCGCGGGCTCTGCCGCTGGTATCGGTGCGGCATCTGCAAGCGCTGCGGTGACGTGTGCCGGCGCAGGCAATGCAGTCGGCGTCGGTGCGGCAAGTGCTACAGGTCGATCGACAGCCGCTGCGGCAGGCTCTGCGGCCGGACTGGGAACCGGCGCGGCAACTGCCACGGTCACGGCCGCATCGGTCGGAACGGCCGAAGGCGACGGCACCGCTCTTGCGCTATCCGATCCGGGAACGACCACCGGCACCGCCGAAGGTATCGGTACTGCGGCTGCGACCGGCCGTGCGATCACGGTTGCGGTCGGCTCGGCTGCTGGTGTCGGGACCGCATCGGCAACCGGCGCCATCATTGCGGCAGGTGTTGGCACCGCCAGCGGGATCGGTGCGGCGGCCGCGGTCAGTGCGGAAGCTGGCGTTATTGCTGAAGCTGTCGGCACTGCGGCCGGCATTGGCGAAGCCATCGGGCGGTCGCTCGAGGAGCAGCTACCGGTCGCTGGCGGCGGCGGTATTCGTTTCCGACCTCGCCCGGTTGTTATCGAGGGTGTCGGCTACGGTGTCCTGCCCGAGCTCGTCGGGCTCGCGATCGGCGAGGTCGGCTATCGTCCGAAACTCATTGCCGGAAGAGCCAAAGGCGTCGTCGCTCTCGCCGGACACGCGTTCGGCGACATCGGCGTCAAGGGCGCTGCCTACAGCGTCGCTCGCCTGCCGATGGTGGCGTCTGCCAATGCGGCAGCTGGGTCCGCCGGCCAGGCGCAAGTCAATCTCTCGATCTTCAAGGGTGCCGCCATGGGCCATCATGATCCGGATGAAAATGTGATCATCGCCCTGATGATGGCGGCGTGACATGAGCAACAAGCCGCCGCTCATTCCGCCACCGACCTATACATTGTGGCAATGCATCGGGACCGCGCTCGCCCTGTCGCGGCGCGCCATCGAGGAAATCCGTGCGCTGTCGCGCGTGCCCGGCCCGCAAGGCGAGCCGGGACCAGTCGGCCGGGCGGGACCTGCGGGATCCGAAGGCGGACGCGGTATTGCTGGGCCACAAGGCCCGGCCGGCCGCGATGCGATGCAATTGGAAGACTTCGAGTTCGAGGCCAAGGACGGCGGCCGCTTTATGGCGCTGATCCTCAAGCGCGGCGATACGGAAATCCGCCGCGAGATCCGCACCGACCTGATGATCAACCGCGGCGTCTGGCGCGACGGTGCGTTCCTCAAGGGCGACTGCGTCACCTATGGCGGCTCGCTGTTCGTCGCCGAGGAAGACACCAGCGACAAGCCTGAACAGGGCAAGGCATGGCGGCTCGCGATCAAGCGCGGGCGCGACGGCAGGGACGCCAAGGTGGACGAAAAGCGCGTCCTCGAGCCGGTCAGGTTCAAATAATGTATTCGGTCTTTGAAATCCTCGAGGAGGCGACCGACAGCGCCGGGCCGGACCTGATCAGTCTCGACGATCTGAAACTGGCGCTTGGCATCGGCGGCGACAGCGAAGACGCTGCGCTGCAGGCGATGATCACCTTCCAGTCACGCATCATTGCAGAATATTGCCACCGCCGTTTCGGCCGCGCCGAGGCGTTGGAGACGTTCACGTTCGACCGCGGCGAAACGATGCCGGCGCGAATGGCGCTGACGCTGTCGCTCTATCCGGTCGTCGAGATCTTGGAGTTCTCGACTGCCGGTGCAACGGCATTGGACTATCAGCTCGATCCGGTATCCGGCCGCGTCTGGGCCAATGGCTGGTGCGGCGCGAGTTCAGTCGCGATCACCTATTCGGGTGGTTACGACCTGCCCGAGGAAGCGCCGGCCAGGCTGCAGAAAGCGGTGATCGAAGCGGTGCGCGAGGGGCGCACGTCCGGCACGCGCGACTCGTCGATCCGTGAGGTGCAGCACGGCGACACGCGCATCAGCTACTTCACCTCGGCGCTGTCGACAGCGTCAGCGGGTTACCTGTCGGCGCCGGTCGTCGATCTGATCGCGCCATATCGGCGGCTGACCGTGGCATGACGGCATTCTGGTCGGTGCCGCACGAGTGGCCCGGCGAGACGGTGTTTGTCATTGGCGGTGGGCCATCGGTACTTGGACAGGATCTTGGAAGCCTGCGCGGACGACGCGTGATCGCGATCAACTCGAGCGCCTATGCCGTGCCATGGGCCGACATTCTGTATTTCGGCGACTGGCGCTGGTCGGAAGACAACCGGGCGGCGATCGCAAGCTTTCCCGGCCGTGTCGTGACCACGTCGCGCATGGTGGGCGGAGATCGCAAGGTGCTGGTATGCGGCAAGACCAACCCGCCGGGACTGGCGATCGAGCGCAACAGTCTGATGCAGCGGCGCACGTCGCTGACGGCTGCGACTAATCTGGCGGCACATCTGGTCGGCCGCGGCGGAACGATCGTCTGGCTCGGCGCCGATGGACGACTGGCGGCGGACGGCCGCACGCATCATCACAAGCCGCACCGATGGCGGCACAAACCGGGCTGCTACGACATCCAAAAGGCCGATCTGGTGACCATCGTGCCATCGCTCAAGGCGATGGGGATCGCGGCCTACAATGCCTCGCCCGGCACGGCGTGGGCCGATCTGCTACCGGTGATCAGTCTGCAGGAAGCACTCGGCGAGCGGCGCGCTGCTTGAGGACCATCCTGCTTCGGGGGATGTACGGACTCGGCGACAATGTGTACGCGCGGCCGTTCATGCGCGCCGCTGCATCGCAATTCGATCTCTGGCTCGATACACCCTGGCCGGAACTGTACGAGGATCTCGATATCCGGTTTGTGCGCGGCCACAGGAAACTGCGCACGCAGACAGACAACATCGCGCTGCAGTCGGAGGACCGCTGGTCGCGTCCGCCACTGTCGACCCGAGAGGTGATCCTTAACTACGGCAACATAGCCGCAAGCTCGATCATCCGGTCACTGGAGAGCCGCTGGAGCGCCAAACTGCGCGTCAAGTTCGACCCGGCGCTGTTCGATCTGCCGGATATGGGACCGTCGCCGGTCGTGTCTGACCGGCCAATTGCGGTCATCCGGCCGGTGACGGTTCGCAGCGAATGGCTCAATCCGGCGCGTAACCCGAAACCGGAATATGTCAACGCGCTGGCGGCCGAGCTGATGGCGACCCATACCGTGGTTGCGGTTGCCTCTCTCGCCGTGAACCAGGAATGGTTGGTCGGAAATCTGCCGCCAGCGCACCAGCATTTTATTTTCGGCGAACTCAAGGTGCGCGAGTTGCTTGCACTGGTGCGTGATGCGGACATCGTGGTCGGCGGCGTCGGCTGGATTGTGCCGGCTGCGCTTGCACTGAAGATGCGGACTTTCATCGTGCTTGGCGGTCACGGCGGCCACAACGCGCCCGAGAAGATCACCGACCCGCGGCTCGATCTCAGCCGCATCGGGTTTGCCATGCCGGACAGGTTCTGCCGATGCACACATATGCCGCACAATTGCATGAAGGACATCACCGACCCGGTCGGACAGTTTTTCCGTTGGTTTCAGAATTCGCGGCAAGCCGCCTGACCTGGTGGCCGCAGCTCGGCATCGGCCACTATCCGGTGACGGCCGGCGTCGAACCCTACGACCAGGAATACTTCGATCGGTTTGCCCGCGATGCACATACACCGCTCGGGCTGTCGCTGATGCAAGGCCGCGTCGACTTCGTCGAACTGCACTACAAGGGACCGCTGGTCGATGTCGGCATTGGCTGCGGCGCATTCATCAAACGGCGCCTGGAGCACAAGCGCGACACCTACGGCTACGACGTGAACCCGGCCGGCATCGAATGGCTCAACGCGCGTGATCTGCACGTCGACCCGTACCACGCACAATTCGATGCCATGAGTTTGTGGGACGTGTTGGAGCACATTCCAGACTTCCAGCGGCTCCTCGTCAACGTGCGCCAGTGGGTCTTCGTCTCGCTGCCGATCTTCACCGATGCCGAGCACGTGCTGCGCTCGAAGCATTTCCGGCCGATGGAACACATGTGGTATTTTTCGCAGCCGGGGCTGCTCTACGCCATGAAATGGTGCGGCTTTGACCTGGTGTCGCAGAGCAAGTTCGAGACCGATCTCGGCCGCGAGGACATCGGGACGTTTGCATTCAAGAGGCAAGCCTGATGCCGGTCGATTACAGCGCGCTGCTTTATGACCCGGTCTATGCCGAGATCGGTGTGGAAGCGGTGCTCACCGTGACAAGCACGACGGATGGCGCGGTGGCCGACATTACCGTGATCGACGACACGCGGCCGAAGATATTGCCGGCCGGGTCCGGCGAGGTGCGCGATGTCGGGCCTGGTGCGTTTGCCCGCATTCCGGAGCTTGCCGAGAACGGCATCGATCGTGAGGACTATCTCGACGCGGTTCTCGCCTTCAATGGCCGCACTTGGACGGTGCGCTCCTATGAACTGCGCGGCAGTCCGAACGGCGAGGATCTCGGCGAGGTGCGGTTCCTGCTGAAAGCCGTCAATGGTTGACGTTCGCGAGGACATCCTGGCGCGGCTGCTCGAGGTGGTCGCCACCATTCCGAACATCCGTACCGCAGTGCGCAACAACGTCGACCTTACCGCCGAGCATCTGCCGGCGGCGATTGTGTTCGACGGCGATGAGGAAACCAACGACGCGACCGATGTATCGATGCGTCCGGCGCACCGGCCGACCAGCGTGCAGATGACACCGGAGATCGTCATCGTGCAGCAGGCCGACGAGGTTGGCTCCGACATCACTACGCTGCGGCGCGAGCTGATCAAGCGGGTGCTGACCGACGCGGAGTTGAACGAGCAGATCGTCAAGACCGGGCGGCACGGCAATGGAGCGATCCGTTATCTCGGATGCCAGACCGATGTCGGCTGGATGCGCTCGCTGCACGGCGCGCTGCGCGCTCAGTTCATGTTCAAGTACACGCTCAAGCCTGAAGACCTGTAGTCGCCGCCCTTCGCCGCGCCTTGGGCAAGCGCTCTCATCATCACTGACCTGAAAGGAGGGCGTTAAGATGCCCACGTCACCGAATGTCAATAACTACCACATCGGCAAAGGAATTGTTTCGTTCAAGGAAACCGGCGAGTCGGTCTTTCGTGATCTCGGCAACGCGCCATCTTTCGTCTACACGCCGACGATCGAGAAGCTCGAGCACTTCAGTTCGAGAGAGGGTGTCAAGACCAAGGACTTCACCGCGATCACCCAGGTTGCCGCGACTATCAAGGTCACGATCGACGAAATCACCGGAGAGAACCTGGCCTATTTCGCACTCGCCGAACAGGGCGTCGACACCGATGGCAATGTGACCCTGAGTGCCCTGACCAAGACTGAATTCGTCGGTGAGATCAAGGTCGTCGGCACCAACGACATCGGCCAGCAGGTCGATTTTCTCGCCACCGTGTCGTTTATTCCGGACGGCGACTTCAGCTTCATCACGGCCGAGGACGAGTTCACGATCCTCGAACTCACCGCCGAGGTGCAGAAGGATGCCAACGGCACGTTCGGCATCTGGACGGTGCGCGACGAAGCAGCAACGGTGTGAGGATCATCATGGCAGATCTTCTCGACATTGCACCATCGACTGCGGTTGCGATCGTCACGATCAACGAACGTCGCATCAAGGTGCGCGGCGTTTCCATCGACGCCATCGCATCGATTGTCGCGCGGTTCCCCGAATTGAAAGTGCTTTTCAATGGTGGCGGCGGTGACATCGTGCCGCGGCTGATCGCTGGATGCGGCGCGGCGGTCGGGCCGATTATCGCGGCTGGATGCGGGCATTCCGGCGAGGAGGAATATGAACAGCGCGCGGCGAGTTTGTTGCCCGAACAACAGCTCAAATTCATCCGCGCCATCTTCGGGCTGACATTCCCAAACGGGATCGGCTCCTTCGTCGAGGAACTGTCGCGTCTGATCGGCGGGACGAGCGAGGGGGCCGCAAAGGTCGTCGTCAAGATGCGTTCGAAGAACTCGCCATCGGCGTCGCCGCCATTGTCCGGCGAGGCTTCTCGCCTGACCATGCAATGACGCTGACGCCGCGCCAGATTGCGGCCTGGCTCGAATTCGGCAACAAGCTTGACCGCATCGACTGTGCGGACGACTTGGAGATTGCCGCCATGGGCGCGCAGGGCGATCCGAAGGCAATCGTTAAAGTCCTCAAAGAGTGGCGCGCGTGAGGCTGGTTTTCTCCGCGCAGGAAGCGATCATCGATGAGTTGCCCGACGGGGAGGACGAGGGCCGGCCGATGAAGTTCAATTATCAATATGTACAAGGTGCCTTCAAAAAGGCGCTCGAGGAAGATCGCTTAAAGATCGCCAAGGCCGCGACGGCTGCGGTGCGTGAGGCCGGCGAGACCATTCAGCGTGAAGGCCGTCGCGATATTGCCAGCGCAGGCTTCACCTCCAAGCGCTGGCAGGAGGGCTGGCGCGCCGACATGGTTTCGCCGAAGCCGGGTCAGCCGCCGACCATCGACGCCGCGGTGCTAGTGCGTCATCGCCTGGCCTTTGCATCCGTGTTCGAAACCGGCGCGACGATCAAAGGCGAGCCGCTGCTCTGGCTTCCGATCGAGCAGAACCTCCCACCGGGCCGGTGGTCGCCGCGCAGATATGCGCGCGACGTCGGGCCGCTCGTGTCGGTCAACCTTCCGGGCAAGCGGCCGATGCTGTTCGGCAAGCGGGTGCGCTTTGAACCGGGGCGCGCGCGGCGCCGGGCTATGCTGGGCAAGATCGATGTGCGCGAGCGCAAGCCGCTGTTCGTCGGCGTGCCGACCGTCACGCTGCGCCGGCGCTTCCACATCCGCGATATTGTGAAGCGTGTCGTGGCGCGCCTGGCCGAATTTTACACAAAGAACATGAAGGTTTGAACGCATGGCCAACGTGCTCAAACAAAAGATCACGCTTGAGGGCGCTGAAGAGATAAATAAAAAAATCGAGGATCTGGGCAACAATGTCGAGAAGTTCCTCGCGAAAGCCAAAGCCTCGTTCGACGGCAGTGAGCTGTTGTCATTTCGGGAAAAACTTGCGGCCGTCGGAGTTGTTGCCGGCGTCGTCGTGACGGCGGTCAACAAGCTTGGAACGGCCCTGGTTGCGATGGCGGATGATGCCGCAAAGGCCGCTGCCACTCTGGGACGCGCCGCCGATGCCGCAGGGCAGACGGTGGAGAATTTCCAGAAGACCAAGTTTGCGCTTCAGCAAGCGGGCCTGACCGCCGATGAGGCGGGGCAGGCGATGCAGAAGTCCTCTGCCGGTGCCGCGAAGGCGGTCAACGATTTGCGTGCGGCAGCCGCCAAGCTCGGCGTGTTCTTCGCGCCGACGGCGGAGGGTTCTAAAGCCGCGGCGCAGTCGATGGGTTTGTTCACCGACAAGACCAACGAGGCCAATGCGGCTGTTTTGGAGTTCATGAAACGATCCGGGGCAGCGATCGATGTGACCACTGGCGCGATGCAGCAGACGCCGGAAGTCTGGGCCAGGTTCGCGGATAGCATCGCGAAAATCCAGGACCCGCTCAAACGTGTGGAAGTGTTGACGAGACTGTTCGGCGAGACGCTCGGCCGGCGGCTTGCAGCCGAAGTGAAAAACGGCGGCGAGGCGATGCGCGCGGCGGCGCTGGATGCCGAGCGTCTCGGCATCGTGCAGACCGATGCACAGCGCAAGGTGGCCGACGCGTTCGAGAAGGCCCAGCAACGATTGACGGCAGTGCGCGCCTCGGCAAGCCAAAGGACTGGCTTGGCATTGGCGGAGCTGCTGACGCCGCTGATCAACGGCTACACCAACCTCATCGCCGAGATGAACGCCGCGCTCGATCGGCTGCTCGCCGCCGGTGCGGGAGTGATCATGCGCAACATCGCCGAGATCCAGACCAGCGGCGTCTGGTCGTGGCTCACGCGCTTGTTCAACGAGGAAATTGCGCGGCTGAAAGCTGACATCGCGCGCGAGTGGGCAATCGTCAAAACGCTGTTCAACATCCAGCCCGACGACACGCTGTGGAGCTGGATCACGCGCCAGTTCAATGCCGAAATGGCGCGGCTGAAGTCCGACGTCACCACGACCATCGAGGGCATCAAGCAGGCGCTGCAGACCGCGTTCAGCGGCTTCATGGCCTTCAGCAATGCGCTGGATGCGAGTGTCTGGGCGGCGTTCGAGGCTGCGGGCGTTGCCGCGTGGAATGCGATCGGCAGTGCGATCGAGGGCGTCATGGGTCCAATCAATGCGGTGATCGAGGCGATCGGCAATGCGATCGCGCGGCTGCAACAGTTGCTGACCATGAGCCCGGAGCCGGGCACACCTGGCGGTGGCTTGACCGATACCGGCGGGGCACCGTTTGCCAGTGGCGGCTACACGGGTGCCGGCAGCCGCATGACACCGGCCGGGATCGTGCATCGCGGCGAATACGTGCAGCCCGCGCGTGTGGTGGGGCGGCCGGGCGTGCTGCCATTCATGGAAATGCTGCGCCGGACCGGTGATCTTGAAGCCACGATCCGTCGTTTCACGCGCGGCTTTGACATGGGCGGGCTGGTCGATGGGCTGAATCGGTCGCTGTCGGTTGGCATGCTCCCCGGCTTTGCTGCAGGCGGGCTGGTGCCGGCATCCGGTGGTAGGCGCTTCACAGTGGATCTTCGCACCAATGCTGGCACGTTCGCGATGACAACTGACGAAGACACAGCCATTGCGCTGACGCGTGTTGCGCGGCGCAGCGGCAACAACACGACCATGCGCCGGGCGCCGATGTGGGACAGATAACATGGCGCTCGACGGCACCGGTACCATTCTCGAACTCGACGGTATCGCGTTGGGAAACTACTCGTCGCGCGGACTGACCTTGCAGGTCACGCCGCTCGATACTGGCCCGCTCATTCGGGACGCGAACGGCACGTTGCACGACCTGACGATCGAACAGTTCCGCAAATACTCTTTCACCATATCGTGCGAGGACACGACTGCGCCCGAACTGACTGACGTATGGAAGGGCAAGGCAGTCAGCATCACGATCATCCCGAACACTGGGCTTGCTGGCGACACGGCTGGCGAACAGGAGTTCGACTGTATGCTGTCATCGTGGGAGACGAGTACCGACGAATGGGGGGCCATGACGAGTTGGTCCCTGACCTTGTTGCAGGTCTGAATGTCCGTCAGCGCGGTCTGGTATCTGGCGTGGGTCGATGATGATGCGGTCGCGTTCGATCCGGCCGTTCACAATGTACAGGATACGGAGCTGCTTGGGTTTACCTTCTCGCAGCGGGAGGGCGAGTTTGCGACCCTTCGCCTGCTGACGCGCAATCCGATCAGCGGCTTGTCAAACTGGGCGCTCGGTCTTCTCGGGCCGGGCCGTAAACGGTGGGCCTGGTTTAGCTGGGGCCTGAATGGTGCTGCGCCGAGCCCTCTCGCGCTCCTGCGCCTGGTCGGCGTTCCGACTGACGTATTTCTTGCGACTGTGACCCTGGATTTTTCCGCCCGGCCGTCCGACTTCAATGAACAAAAGGCCGCGCTCAACGATGCGCTGCGCGTTCTGCCGTATTGGGATCCGGTGTTCATCGACGAGCAGAAGCGCGAAAACATGGACATCATTCTCGATACGTATGCGGGGGTCTGGTACGTCGACCCTGTGACGCACGAAATATCGCTCAGTGACTTGCTGCTGGGCGAGGACGGCGCGCAAGTCTTCCAGATCAATGAGCATGCAGCCGATGGGCTTCAGCTAACGATTGGCGACCCGCCACTTTCATCGGTCACCGTCGACGCAGAAATTGCGTGGACCCAGCGCGCGGTCGGTTCGATCAGCATGGGATTTACATCGTCGTCATACACGCTGAAGGCCGATGCATTCCCGAAGGTCGGCGCCTCGATGGGAGATGGCTGGAAGATCCTCGGCGCCGCGGTGAGTGCCGACCAGGCATTCGAAACCAAAACCGTACAGACGGATTACACTCTCAACATTGACTGGTGGGACGGTCAGAAGACGACCTCAAACATCAAGAAGAGCCATGATTCCGTCGTGGGACCAGGGTTGCCGTTGCCCCCGATCATAACCGACTCTCAACAGGACGCGACCTATTCAAAGCCAGACAGCTCCGGGCACATTGAATTGACATCCTGGAGCCAGAGCCAGACGTGGTCGACCGGGTTGATCCCTCGATATGTTGTGTCGGCTGGGTATACCGTTGGATACGACGCGAAGCGTCCATTCACCGAGCACGTCACGTTTGTTCTGACGGCAGACGTGCAGCCGCTCGCGACCCTTCCGGGGGACGATGAGACGATGCGCATCGACGGCCTCAACACGGCTGATCTCAGCGAGCCGATCGACGGAGTGCCGCCGATCGGTGACCCGCGCCGCAGAAGCTACATGACACAGGCGCGGGGCGAAGACAGTTTGCAGTATCTCATTCTTCTGGCACGCGCTCAGTTGCGCAAGCGGGCGCGGGCCGTCGAGATCTCATTCGCGCCGTTTCTCACTCGCCTGGAGGATCTGAAACTCAATCGCAGCGCACAAGTCTTCGACTGGCGCATTCCTGGAGGCAATGCAATTGGCAAGATCATCTCGTTCAGTCTGACGTTGACTCCACCAACCGACGACGACGCAGTGAATGTCGGACTTGAATGCACCATCGGGTGCACCATCGGCAACGGCGGCACCGTGTCGGCGGTAGGTGGCGAGGAAGAATACGTCGACGACGAGTACATCGACGCGGACCAGGACTATCAGCAGTACGACGGAGCCGTTTTGACGTTCGACGATGAGGTTGGCTTCACGCCGCCGCTATTCGCGCCGAACGACGATGGCATGGATTTCATCACCCCGTTCGGGCTCAACGACGCGTCCGTCTTCGAGGTGCCGATCTCAATTCATAGTGTCGCCAACGATCAGATCGAACACCTTGAGCCATCAGCCGGGACGTGGGCCGCGCCTGGACTTCCGATTGGACCTCCTCCGGGCGGCTTCAATACCTGGCAAGAGGCGCGGCAGGCAATGGTTCAGGATCGTAACAATATGATGAAAGCCCTGCTGTCGAATCTGGAGACCGAGATATCATTCAAGCTCAAGAGCATGTCCGCGGACTTCAGCACCGAGGTGCCAATCACGGTAACCCAGCTCAAGATTCCGCAGATGATAAATCTGGCAGCGACGTAGTGCGATGGGTGATTTTTCCAACAATCTGCTGTTGCCCAATCGTCTTGGTCAAGCCGAGATACCCAAGCGCAAGGCGAGCATTCCACCGCCGGCCGCAACCGAGCAGGTAGACGACGGACTGATTCGCATCAAGGGCAGCGGTGCGTCCGTCATCAACCTGAACCACTCGGAGAGCGAGAACCACACCCGAACTGTGTTGATGGAAACTCAGCGCACATACGACGAGGTTCGTATCAAAAACAAGGACAATCCCAACCAACACGTCGACGTCAAGCGACCCAAAAAAGTTAACGCACAATCGAATGAAAACACCCGCGGTGCCCCGCCCCGCCCGAATAAGGGCGCGGCCGGGCCGGCCAACGTCACGACGGTATATACCAAGCAAGAGGAGAGCGAGACGATCGAAGTCCTTACTGAGGATATCACAGACGCAAATCCAGAGTGGACGGGTGGTGGGGGTGGCAGCGCAGCACCATGACAACAATTGTATTCAGAGACGATATTGGCATCTACACAGGCAAGGGCTCGAAGCTCACCAAGGGAGAGCTCGACACCAATTTCTATGAATTGTTGATCGCTGTTCTTGCCCTGCAGGAGGGCGGTGCGTTCG